AAAAATGACCGATTTTTGGCACTTGACCAGTTGGAACTAACGAAAATAGTACAAAAATTCACATTCCTTCACATTCAGCCAGTCGGCGAAATCGACCTCCAGACCACTGGTACAGACCCTCAAAAACACCAAAATATCGATTCCTGCCCCAAAAAGCACCCTTGGAGCGATTTTTACTCCCTCACCTATACCAACCCATACCCTAGCACCAAAAATCAATCTGAGACGCTCTACGCGCGAAATTGAGAATCTGAAAATTCAAAATTCTGGTGCATTTCTCGTCATTTCTGAAAAATTCATAAAAATCAATGGCTTAAGTGCCTAAAAATTGACATTTTCAAAATCGGGAGAATAAACAGTTGATTTATAAGGAAATTTACAAACTAAATTTTTTTAATCATCCGCTTATTTTTAAAACGCATAAAAATTTCCTTAATAATCAAGGACTACCGAACATGCAAAATCGGCGCATTCTCGGAATCGGGGGTTCTGCGCCCGCACCGACCGCTCTCCGCTCGTAGGAAGTACCTTTTTGAAAGCCACATTGTAAAGAAGGCCGCGTCTTTACATTTGCGCCCATACCTTTTCACGGCGGCGGCCTGTCATGGTGGCGGCTTTTAACTCAAAGAGATTGATTTATTTTTAAATAATTGTGAATAGTTAGCATATCGTGCAACATGAAAAGCCTCTAAAGGCTTGATTGAAATAGGCTATATAAAATGTAAGGTTATTAGATTTTATAACTTAACATTTCCGACGGCCAAAAGAAAACCGCCCAAAGGCGGCGGATTAAAAGCGCGTGATTTACGCGTGTAAGGATTGTTAAGACACAATCAGGCGGCGACCTGATAGCAGGCAAGCAAAGCAAGCGGTCAAAAGAAAACCGCGAAAAGCAAGCGGCCAAAAGAAAACCGCCCGATAAATATCAGGCGGTTGTTGGTTATTGTATAACGTCGCTTTCGTCAACGTCTGTTATTTCCAGTTTCAGGCCGTCTTTGATAGATTGAATACATGAGTTTATTTCACTTTCAAAGAATCGCTGATACGTCAACAATTCGTCATCATCCTTGGCATAATTGAAGCCGTTGGAACATGCAAGACAATTTATTTCATGCGCCGCGTCTTGACTGTAAATCGAACCGTCGACCGATACGACCTCTAATCTTTTATATTCCATTGTCAATCTTCCTTTTCTTCTTTCTCTTCACTCATTGCGAAGGCTGCCTCTATCAATACATAGGCGAATAAGGCGGCCATAATCATTGCAAGAAAATTGCCCGATTGCATGGCGGCGAATAGACATCCAAGGGCGGCGATGTACATCATTTTTTGCATTGCTGTTCCTTCCAATTTTCCAAAGCCGCTTTAATGTTTGGGATTAAATAACCGTCTAGCCAATCTTCAAAGCCAAAATCCGAAACGCCGCATTCTTTCAAATAGTCGGTTTCGTCTTCTGACAAATCCGCGCCGAAACCGTTATCATGCGCAATTTCTGCTAGGCTTCCATCTTCACGGTGTAACCATGTGTTGCAAGACGCTTCCGCATTCTGAAAAATTTCATTACCATGCAAATCTAAATAAAGCCTTGAATATGATTGCCCGTTGCACCCGATAAGCATATTTTGGAAGAAGTTACGGATTACATTATCATATTTGCTAACAATTTTATATGGATTCATTTTGATTTATCCTTTACCAGTTAACCGATGAATAATCCATTTTGGATAATTCGTCAACTGCTATATTTCGTAATTCTTTATCCAATTTTGGCATATTGTCTAGGGATTCCGTGATTGTTTCGAAGAGATATTCTAACTGATAGGAATCGTCGTAAATACCGCCCAATGAATCGTCATCTATTGAATCGCCCGATTCAGCATCAATCAAATCAATGCTGAAATAATACGGGCATTCAAACGCATACATGACAAAATCATTCACTATTTCCGCAATATGCACTTCGTCTGTTCCTTGTATAAAAATTTCCGCATATTCCCCGTTATCGCCGCGTGCTATGTTTTTATAATCGGCCATTACATCCGCCCAATCATCACCGCCCGATTCACAATTTAAACTTGCATACCATTCGACAAAAGACAATGACAGCAATCCTTTTCTTGCAATGCCCACATCATGAACCAATCCCCAATTTAACGAATGGCGCAATTCTTCAGCCTCTTTTTGTGTTAAATCCATTCTGTCAATAACTGACAAATCCAATTCGTCCATATAATTTTGAACAGATTCCGCATTTTTTAAATCATCCGCCGTAAAGCGTTTTTCGTCTGGATTTTTTATAACAATCCATTGATAATCCGAAATACGCTCCAAACCGCTATTCTGAATAAAATCGTCAAAAGAACACGCTCCGTCATCGTATGTAATTTTAATTTTTAAGACTTGATTATTTTTGATAAATTCCATTTTTAAATCCCCTTCCATTATTCCCAATTTGCCCATTTAAAAACGGCGGTTTCATTTGTAATTACCAATGCACGGCTAACACGTCTTTCAAAATCCGACAAATGGCGGCGCGTCGTATTGGAATAATCACGGGCATGGCGTTGCAAGTAGATAACATTGCTATTAACATTCCATGCGGCGATAACGGTGGAATAACTAACCAACACTTTCCAAAGGCCGACTTTTTCATCGTGATAATCAACAATCCAAGCATGTTTATGATTAATGCGCGATTTGTTATTAATGCCGTTTATTAATTGCATATTGCAACGGTATAAATCCTCTTCCAGTCCAATGCCTTTAAATGTGAATTCTTTTTTATCGGCGCAATATTCCGCAATAATTTCACGCGTATCACCGTCTTTATCAAAAATCAAAATCTGTTTTGCTTCATGGCCGCGTTGATTGATTGTCAAATTCCAATCAAACTTTAAATCATTGCCTAAATAGTTTTTGATATGTTCAATCATTGCGTCATGAGTATAGGCAAAGCTATTCAGGCATTTGCGAAGGGCGGCGATTTTTGAAATGTTGGATTGTTTCATTTTAGATTTTCCTTTTCGTTGTTTATAGACTGTTTACAGTCTGTTAGTTGGTAAAATTAAATGGTTATTTATAAATAGTTTGAATGCAAAGTTTCACAATACCCTATTGCTATTCCTTCGTCGTTGAAAATTTGAATCTCAAAGTCGTTATCGTGGGCATAGCAGCCGCTTGTAAATTCAGCAATCATCATTTTCCCAGTAACGGGTAATTGTGTAGAATGGAATAAATCGATAACTAAATCACGGGCGTTTTCTTTCAGATAATCGTCAATTTCTTTCAATACGCGCGTATTATCACAAACGCCTTCAATGTTTTTAAAATTTTCGGTATTCATTTTAAACCTTCCTTTGTTTGGATTGTTTCAATAAGTTGTATTATACGCCTTTTTAAAAACTTGACAAGTATTATTTTAAAAATATTTGAGATTTAAGCCTAAATTGTTGAATTTAAAGGAAATTAATTTAAAAATTAATTATACATCATACATCGGTTTTCTGGCCAGAATCACGCCCTTTAGCCTTTTCTGGCCAGAAAGCATCATGCCGTTTTCGTCCAAAAGGTCGAGAAAAAGCGGCTTTCAGCGGCTTTGAAATTGCCGTTTCTCAAAAGGTTTCGAATCTCAAATAATTGATAGAGGCCGCATTTCTTAGCTTCAATTTCGTAACCGCCGTATGTGTAGTAATCAGTTTCGCCGCGTCGCAAGGGGATAATCGGGTAAAAATCGCCCATTGATGAAGTTTGCACGCCGCCGCTTGCTGAATTGTTTTTCAAAGCCGCTGATTCCGCCGTTAACCAATTATCAGGCAATGTTTCGCCGTCTAGTTTTACCAAGCAATCGGGAATCGCTTTCAGCGCGTCGATATCTACAAATAACAAATTGCAATCAATTGTCATTTCAAAAACCGTAAACAGGTTGAGTTTCTTTCCGATAGTCTTCACGTCAACAATAGCACCCGCGGCTTCTTTAAATACGCGCGGATTTGTTGTTTGAATTTTTGCATACATCTTAAATTTCCTTTTCGGTTTAGATTGTAGGTTTCAAGTCATAGACTTTATACAATTCAGCCATGACTAAATCTTTGCCCTTTGCCGTCGCTTTGACGTAAACGGCATTATTCAAATGATTTTGAATGGTTTGGGGATTCGTGGACGGGTAATATTCCAAGTCTTTAGCAGTCGGTTTTACTGCTTCCATCAAACCGCCTTCCAAGTATTCCGACAGGTTGTCATGGCGTTTGTAAACAGGGATTGCCCTGTTTTCGTTTACGCTGATAAACAATTCCTTATAGTGTTTAAAGTCATTCATGGCCTTGCTTCCTTATTGGATAAAATATTGCTTGTCAAACATTCCCCAATCATCGGAGCGGCTTCCAATCAATGCGCCGCTATCGGATTTTGGAAAATAGGCCGCGATACAATCTTGCTTCAAAGCGTCCGATAGATTCTTGATTGATTTCTCAAAATCAATGTAGTTTTCATTTGACACGCCTGTCAAAATCAAAGTCTTTTCTGATTCAGAATCAGCGATTTTGGCGGAATCAAAATCAAGATTGAATACAGGCAAAACGGATAATACATCACGGACTTTCAAATCTTCCATTTTGCCGCCGCGTGTCATATGCGGACTAGTTTTCAGGCCGATATTTAAAACAAATTCACGCATTTTTAAATCCTTTCGTTTCGTGTTTGGTTTCGATGGTTTGAATTATACACCTTTTTAAAAACTTGACAAGCATTATTTCTTGTATATTTTGAAATTAAGACTATCTCTTTGAATTTAAAGGAAATTAATTTAAAAATAATTCTAATCAGACGCTAATTTTCAATGAAAAACCGCCTATTAATGAACGCGCAAATATCACAATAGAAGCAATTTGTAAATACTTTTCCTATTAAATCTTTCTATCAATTCATAGCTTTTAATTATCAGTCATTTGTCATTAAATTCGTCGCGGATTCGCTTTTACTGCCGATTGTTCAATAGTCTAACCTATTGATTTTGCTAGACAAGACACCAGCGGATTCACCCCTAGACAGGCCGTCTCCCGATATAAAATTTTCACCCCTAGACAAGCCCTCGCCCGATATAAAAATCTGCCCCTAGACAGGGCTTCGCCGATATAAAATTATAAATGCGGCACAATTCAATACGGGTAAATCGCCTTTAAAACAAATTAATTTCGAATTAAAACAACGATATTTGCAATAATTGAAATTTAAATCTTGACAGCAATTAAACGAGGCTCAATAATGTGAACACTTACTAGAAACAAAAGGATTTACAGATGGAACAGAAAACAGAAAATCGCGGTGTAAAGAAAGGCACTAAACGCGGCTCATACACTACGAAGAAAAGCACATTCCGCACTCCGAAACTCGGCACGACTGAGTGGGAATTGTGGCGGCTCGAAGTCGGTCAGACCTACACGGTAACGCGTTATCTGCACGTCGATGAAGCAACAGAAGAAAAGTTGCGTAAACTGAAAAGCTCTATGCGCAGTCAGGTTGCGAACTACTTCAAACAATTGCGCAGCGAGATTTACAAGCGCGACTTCACCGTGGCCGTCTACGACATCTTCGACGCAAATCGAAACGCTTTTGTTGTGTTCTGTGTGGTTACTGCCGTCGAATGGAAGGGTTGATAATGAAATCAGTATACCAACCACTCAATAACGGGACTATTGTTGGTAACACCAAGCGCGTTTTGTCAATACGTAGAGAGCGTAATATCGAGGCCACTATTTCAGCGATGCACGAGTCATTCGTCAAAATGGCACAGGAATATGATGGTTTGGGCAACGTCTTAATAGACTTGCGCGTAGAAATCGTTCCCGACCATCGTTATTCGGCTGAAGATATTTGCCGAGATACCATTTATCGTAGTGCCAAAGGTAAGCTGGTGGTGAAACGAACAGGCAAACCGCAAAATAAATCGGGCGAAACGCCGCCTAATGGGTACGCTAAAACGGTAGGCAAACCGCAAAATAAATTGGGCGATTCCGCATACTCAGACAACACTGATTTGACTGGGTGGGCGGACTCATTGACCGAGGATGAACGAGAGGCTCGAATTGAAGCGGTGATTGCTCATCAGAATAGACGAACCTTTGAAGTGATGCAGGATATTCATCTCAAGGATGGTGTATATTATTGCTATGACAAAACAATCATCGCCGCGCTCCATACTCCTCACGGAATATTCCTCGGCACAAACGGTATCAAGAAGCAGCCGTCGCAGCACAAGTGTCCTCGAAAGGGCGATGGTATCAATCAAGGCTACGACAAGTGCGTCAAGCAGTGCCAGCAACCAGCCCATGCTGAACTAGCAGCGTTGCAGAAGTACAAAGCACTCGTTGCCGAGCCAGATTTTGAAAACAGTCAGATGGTGGTATATGGGGCAAAAGAAGTATGCTACCACTGCAAAACCACGTTGGAGTTAGTAGGAATTCAACGTATTATCCTCAAACCCCTTAATCAATTAGGAGAAATCCATGACTATCAATAAACAAGACTATGAACTGCTGAAACCTTTGTTGGACGACCCAAACAAACGCATCATCGTTGATGTGACAATTTTGCCAGAGGAATTCAACAGCATGGCACGCCTGCTCAACGACCGCTTAATTAAAATCACCCAAGACTTCGGCAATTCGAGCCATTACGGTTTGACTGAACGAGGTGAGGAAGAAGTTCGCAACTTTGAGGCAAACGCCGTAGACGAAATGATTGACGAAGCCGACGTGAACAAATACCCAGCGTTGTTTGAGAACAAAAGCACGGGTTGCGTCATACTGGCAATCAATCCAACATGCGGCACGATTGTCAAAGAAGCCACTGTTGAATTCCCACTGACACAATATCCGCTGTACGTCGGCACATTCCAAACCTGTTTCCAACCGTTCTTCGATGAAACCGTTTGGAAGCGCGTGGGTTCTGTAACCATCAATCTCTAAGGAGCAGGTCATGAAAGCATTTATCCCCTATCAACTCACAGGCGACGTTGAATTTGGCGGCCTGAAGGCAAATCCCAAACCGATTAAGCCTGAAGGCTTGGCCGCAACCATAACTTACATTGCGCCACATCCATGCCTGTATCAGGACGAGATTGACGACGGCGTGGTCGTATTCGGTGAAGGCGATACGAAGGTAGAACTTCACGTCGTCATTCGTGAGCGTGTTATTCCAGCATCTTCCGTCCGTGATTATGTTGCCGAGAAGGAAAAGGAATACTGTAAAGATACCGATGCCGAACGCGCCCCACGCAAACTGCGTCAGGAGTGGGAGGAAGAATATCTCATGAAGAAACTTCCGACCGCGCCAATTAAGACAACAGTCGTGCCTGTTCTGTTCCTGATTGACGAAGGTTATGCACTCATCGGCACATCGTCACAAAAGATTGCAGACCGTGTGGTTGGTCACTTGTTGCTCATCTTGCGCGATTTCTCAGTACGTCCGTTTAACACGGAAAATTTCGACTCATGGTTGTGGGAACAATTTACCGACGCTATCGACGGCAATGTCTTCGGCATGGTTGAATACGAAGACACTGTTACGGGTAAGCGCGTGCGATACAGCGAAGACTACGAACTCCAAGAAGCCCGTATTGCTGTTATGAAGAACCCTAATGTGCAAATCAAAGCGGCTCGTTTCGACTTGGTAGGTAGTTGCTCATGCGTTATCAACAATAAGGCCGTCGTGTCTCAAATTAAGCGCGATACCTTTTCGGATGAACCAGCAAACAAAACCATCGAAGACAAACGCGGTAAATGGCATATCGACACCGCAATGTGTGTTGATATTCTGGGACTGCTCACAAAAGCGAAAGGTTAACGATATGTCAATGCAATTACCATACGACGCTGGTGTGGGTTATCCAGCATCAACATCCACAATCGCCGAGATTGCCCAGCAACTCCAAGACAAACGCTTAGGCAAAGGCGAAAGCGTTTTCATCCCTGAATTCCCACTGGAACACACTAGCGCGTTGAACTCGGCGCTTATCACTGGCATGAATGTTGCGTTCTACACCAACGCCGACAGCGTATACGGCGGCAAAGGGGTTCGCATCTACTCCTTGCATGACATCAAGAATTCCATCAAGGAGGAAGCACGCTTCACTGGTGATGCTACGGCCTCCAAAAGCAATTCTGATTCATGGAAACGCCGTATCGAAAAATGGTTTGGTTTCGAGTTGGAAGATGCCGCATTCTTCTGGGATGGCAAAGCACAGAAAGTGTTTGTTGTCACCAAGGAAGATGACCCGAACTTCGAACCAGCCGAGCATCAATATCAACTGGGCTTAGTTACCGCTTTTGCATACATGAGTTCTGCTGGTGAGCATTATTGTGGCGGCGCGTCCGAACCGCCGAAGCCGACCCATTTCACCCACTACGAAATGCCACAAATCAACGTATGGCAAGGCGTGAAGCAGGTTATCTGGATGTACGACGAAACAGATGATGTTGTAACAGAACACAGCGATTATCCGAGTGCAATGGAGTACACAACCAGCTTTGACGTGGAGCATCAATTCGAACAAGCCCCACTGATTGCGTGGTTAGCGTATAATGCGGCCAAGAGCTTCGTGAATGACGATACGCTTCTCTCAGGTGAAGAACCCGTGGCCGTCGTTGTTCAGGAAGAGAT